GGCCAGGGTTCAAAGGGTCGTCGTTGATTATCACGTGTGCATGCTTTCCCGTGACCGTGCCTCCTGTTGAGGTGGTGTATCTGGCCCCTTTGCTCCGCGTCTCGTAATTCGAGAGGGCCGCCCTGTCAGAACGCAGCCGTACCTCCGGGAATAGCCTCCGATACTTCGGGGATAAAATGATGTCGCGCGATTTGCTCGAGTGGTCGTCGGCCAGATCGGCCGAATAGGAGTTGGCAATGATGCGCAATGACGCGTCTTGCGTCCATAGCCACGCCGGCCACATGATGGTGCAAATTCGGCTCTTTGTCATTCCCGGAGGGATGTTGATGATCAGGTCGTAAGGCTTTGCTTCGCGGGCTATGATGTATCTGCTCAAATCCTGCAGTTCATCGCAAAGGTATTTTATATGCCAATTCAAAATAAGCTGCTCCGACTCTATGCTATCCCAGAACTCACAGAAAAAGTTAAAAAAGCTCCTCCTGCAATATTCCGACAACGCCTGAATTGCCGCATCTATGATGACCTGCTCCGTCACAAAGCGTTACTCTCCTTTCAGCACTTTGCGCCCGATCTCCTCGAGTGCGTGTCGTTCCGAGTCGGTAATGTCCGATAAGTCTATCCTGTTTTTATTCTCGACGTAAGCGTCGATCTTCTCGATATATCCACGTTTGCGCCCTTTTGTCTTGAGGTAGAATATGATGCTGGTCGTATCTCCGCTCATAATGTTTTTGAACAATTGCGTCTCGACTACGTCCAGCGCTATCTCCTGTATCTGCTCCACGGCAGCATTGAACTCCGGATCATCGCGCTTCCAAGCAGCGATGGTCACTCTCGAAAGCCCCAGCTGCTCCACCACCGGCTGTTGCACTCCTGCAGTTTTCTTAAGCCCCTCGAGAAACAGCGCCTTGAGCCGTCTTATCTCTTTTTGCGAAATACGCCCTTTGCGTACTCCCTTTCTAACCGGCGTACCCATGACTTTGTGCCTCTATCTCTAAAAAACAAAATATAAAAATAACGCTCCGAGTGCTATCCCACTCATATTACAAATCAGATCGTGCAAAGAAAATTTGCCACCCAGCAGCATATCCTGAAATTCTTTGGCTATACCGGCCGTGAAAGTCAAAGCTACCGCAACCCATACCGGTGCAAAAGCCGCAATGACGATAACTATAAGCGCCGATAGCGCAAAATGCAAAAGGCCGTCTATCCTGATCCAGCCCCATATCTTCTGTAATAATTTCATGGCTATTAAATCTCCGTTACTCAAATGAATTTATTCCGTCAAAATAGTTTTTGTAAAAGTCGTATAGCCCCCTATCAATCGTGATGCACGCCTGCTCCGTGCGAGGGTTGGTGTTGATGTTCGCGCTGGTCTGTATGCCAAAAGCGAACTTAGCCCCGATGCCCGCCATGATCTTCGAGTGATTGCGAAACACGCAGATGCGCCCAAGTCCCGGATAGTCATCGTATAGCCTTTTCAGCATCGAGTACTCCGTTTTATAGCTACCGGTAAATATTTCGCCCACGTAGATGTCGAGACGATTTATGTGATCCTGCTCGATCCACTCCCTGAACTGCAGGACGTCATCAGCTGCCATGCACCAAGTGCTAATAAGACAATGCTCCAGCCGTTGCTGCCTTATGACCGCCTTGAGATATGACAGCGCGTCGATGTCGCCGCCGGTCAATAGATGGTAAGATACGCCCTCCTCAAAATGAAATCCCGGGGCGGCGAAGGCATCAAGAAGACGCGTCTCACTAAAGGCGCGCCGGTAGACGTACTTTGTTGAAAGCTCGTATTTCTCTGCCTTGAGGTTTAGTTTTGACCGCTTTTCTATCTTCTCATCCCGCTCAATCTCTTTGGGCATTTCAACCAAAGGTTCAGTGACGTCAAAGAATGTAGCGCCGAAATCAAAAAATCCATCATTGCTCATCTCTCAATCCTCTCCGCCTTTTGTCCGGTAAAAGTTTCCCACCGATGAATTATGACGTCGCAATAGACCGGATCGAGCTCTATCATCCGGCAATGTCGGCCCAGCTGCTCGCAGGCTATTAGTGTCGATCCGCTTCCACCGAACGGGTCTAAAACCAGCTCCCCCCCTCGGCTGGAGTTGGCAATGAAGCGGCCTACTAATGGCACCGGCTTCATTGTCGGATGCTCCGCGTTGCGTAAGGGCTTATTTTCGCGGATGATGTCGGTAGGTGTCACGTCCTGATCAAAAACGCTTTTGCAAAGGTCGCGAAGCTGCACCTTGGTCATCTTGTCAAAGTCCAGCTGGTCATCAATCACCGTGCGCAGTTTGCGGTTTTGAATGAAATAGTGAGGGGCGCCGGGTTTCCAGCCGTAAATAACCTGCTCGTGCGCCCACTGATAATCACTCCGACTTAATGTTATTGTATTTTTCACCCATATCAAAAACTGTTTATAAATAAAGCCCGCCCCTCGATATGCTCCTACAAAATTTAAAACCTCTAAAGATGCAAAAAATATATAGCACGCCGCACCAGCTTTTGTAGAGTTGTAAATATTTCTAAACGCTTTAACCAGAAACTCCCTGAATGCGCCGTCACTCATACGGTCGTTTACGATCTTCAGCTTTTCGTCAGTACTGCCCTCATAGTTCACGTTGTATGGTGGGTCTGTCACGCAAAGGTCGGCAAGCCCTCCTCGCATCAGCCTCTCAAAATTCGATGCGTCGGTGGAGTCGCCGCACATGAGAAAATGGTTGCCGAGCCTATAAATCTCACCCCTCTGTGTCTTTGGCTCTTTTATCTTTTGGAGCTTAGCCTCGACGTCATAGTGGTCGTCCTCTGCCATCTCCGGCTCTTCCGTCAAGGTGTAGCTCGGCAGCTCGATACCCCAATCGGCGAACTCGATCCCTTTCCATTCGGACAAAAGAAGTCCGGTGTCCCAATCTCCGAAGCTGGAGTTATCTTTCAGTACTATCTGCTTGAGGGTGTCGATGTCCGTCCCCTCCGGCACCACGTGGCAGGTGATATCTTTCCACCCGATCCGTTTGGCCGCCGCTGCCCTCATGTTGCCGGCCAATACGACAAACACGTCTCCAAAAGGATAAACGATGCAGCCGCGTGCCTCCGTGAGCATCGGCGTCTCCTCCATCGACTCCATCAACTTTTCAAGATCGGCGTTCGTCCACTTTCGCGGGTTGGCCGGCAGCCCCTCGATTTGCCCTTTGTTCATCTGGAGCCGCTTGAGCTCTATCTTTTTCGTCTGCATTTTTTAAATGTTCAATATGTTTGCGCCAAATATACAAAAAAAGTCCTTATGTGGTAAGGACTTATAATAATTTTTTCATTTGCCGTATTTCGTGCAGCAGCCCCGCCTGCCAATCACGTTTGCCTTTCAGCACCCGCAGCACCCTCTCGTCCATCGTGCCTTTGACTGTCAAATGGTAAAGCAACACCGGCCTCGTCTGGCCTTGCCGATGCAGCCGCTTATTCGCCTGTTGGTATAGCTCGAGGTTCCACGTCAGCGAGTGCCAGACGATGATGCGCCCTCCGTCCTGCATGTTCAGTCCGTACGCCACCGATGCGGGATGTGCCAGCATGACTTTGATCCGTTTGTCGTTCCACCGGTTCAAAATGTGTTCCTCCCCTTTGAAAGCCGCCGGCCGGTACTGCCTCAACGCCTCCATGATGCGCTCCTTTTCATGGATGTAATTGTAATAAACCAGTACCGGCTCGTTGGCATTTTCAATTATATCAACCAAGGCCTCAATCTTCGTGTCATCAACGAAGTGCCATTTGTGTTCATTGTCATAAACTGCTCCCGACGTGAATTGCAGGAGCTTGTTTGTCAGGGCCGCCGCCGTCAGCGCCTCGATGGTGTCCTCGTCTATCTGCAGGAGCTGCTCTCTCTCGAAGTCCTTATACTGTAAGACCTTTTCTTCCGTAAAGTTCAAAGTCATGCCCGCCTCGATCATGTCCGGCACCTCGATGTAATCCTCCGCCCTCATCGACACGCAAATGTCTGAGATCAATTCCGATATCTTCGTCGTCGTTCCCACTTTCGGCCTCCATTCATAGATGACCGCCCCATTTCGTCTTCCGGGAGTGAAATATTTTGCCCTGTACGACGTCAAAGTCTTTCCCAAACGCCGGCCCATATCCAAAAGCCATATCTGACTCCACAAATCCATGAACCCGTTCGGCGATGGCGTTCCGGTAAGGAGTACAACCCGCCTGAACTGGGGACGGACGCGCCTCAGCGCTTTGAACCTTTTCGCCGACGGATTTTTAAAGCTGGAGCTCTCATCGACGATCACCATGTCGAAGGGCCAGGGCCGCTCTTTGTATCTTTCTACCAACCATACCACATTCTCCCGATTTATGACGTAAATATCAGCGTCAGTGGCCAGCGCTCTCTCCCTCATCTTTTCATCCCCCAAAACTATCGACAGCCTCAAATGGTTGAGGTGATCCCACTTTTGCGCCTCCGCTCTCCACGTGTTTCGCGCCACGCTTTTTGGCGCTATCACAAGGGCCTTGTCCACCTCGAGACAGTCCTGCAGCTCCGCCACGGCCGTAAGCGTTATCACGCTTTTGCCCAGTCCCATGTCAAGGAACAACGCGGCATTATGATTGTCTAACAAAAAGTCTTTAGCCCTGATCTGATATGGATGCGGGACGTATTTCATTTGATAAAATTGTTGATAAAGTGTTCCAGCGCCTCGGAATTGTCTATGACGTAAACCTCAAACCCCTGTCGTTCTATTTGTTCTATCGTACGCGTTTGCAGCTTTGTCGGCTTTTGCCCGGTGCTTTTGACCTCGACAAAACACGCCTTTCCGTCAAAAAGCACCAGCCTGTCCGGCATACCTCGATGGAACTGGCTCAAAAACTTAAAAGCCTCCCCGCCGGCGGCGCGTACCTTTTCCACCAGCTTGCGTTCCAAAATCTTCTCGCTTTCGACTTTTTTGGGCGTTTTTCGTTCCGTTTTAGTGTTTTTCTGTTCCATTTTGACATTTTTTGTTTTATTTTTCGATGCTTTGCACGTCATCCTCTCCTATTTCCATGACTGCTCCGTTATGCTTCAGCTTAACCGTGCAGCCTGCTTTCATCTCATTGCCCGACTCCTTGACCTCTATTTTACAGGAGCTTGCCATTATCGTCGCCGTCACCTTTTTGCCGTTCAGCGTCATCGTCACCTCATCCCCGATACCATATTCCGGGACGTAGACAAAGCCCTGTTGCCCTCTGAACTTCAGTCCAAAAATCGAATAAACCATCGCCTCGAGCTTATCCGCATCCTCGCAAAAATCATCGGCCGCCTGATCTTCAAGTTTGCTCCAGTCGTTCTTCGGGCCTCTGCTCAAGGCCTTGCGGATGGCGTTCAGGTGGTACTTCACGTTTTGCCTGTAGATGCCCCGCGTTTTGCACTCCTCCGCCATGTCCGTCAGGACGTCGTCCATCAGCTGGTCGAGATGCAAAAAACAAAGGATGTATCGGTTTAATTTTTCATAGTCATAATCCGGGTCATCCGGAATTGCATTTTTCAAAGTCGCCATGGCATCTAAATTTTAGGTACTTGGTAGGTGAGGTCTATTCTTGTGTAATGGATGCGCCCACAATTCTCGCATCTGTTGATTAAAATTTTCTGCAGGAGGTTTCCCGCAGGATCGGTAATTTTGTCGGTAGCATGGACTATATATTTATGCAGTCCAAAAAAGCATTTCAAATCTTGGCTCATATCTGTATTTTTTAGGTTGCTTACAAAAAATTGTTTGTAACAATGTCAACAAAAAATCTCTATACATCTATAAATACGTGATTAGGATAATATGTATACGTGTATATTTATCCTAATTCCACTTTTATACTTCCAATGGTATTTTATTGTTACATTGTTTACAAAACATTCTTATTCGCTATATTTCAAGGGTTTAGGTTGTCAACAATAGTGTTAACAATAGTGTTAACAATAGAAGCCATTGTTTGTTAACAATAAATTGTTGTTAACAATGATTGTTTACATTATTGTTACGTCGTCAGGGGCCGTTTTTCTTCATTCTTTTCAGGCCTCTGCTTACGAATTGAAATCTGAAAGTCCTTATTTTTCAAATTCGATTTCGGATCAACCGGCTTTTTCATTTTTTGTTTGCATGTTTTTACTACCATAATTGTTTGGTTTATTGAATTTTATTGTAAATATGTAAAAAATAAGTAACAAAGTTGTTATACGATTTTAGTCCCTTACGATCCGAAAGCACCGCTGCATTCCATATAGTGGGAGTCGTTTATGTCCTACGTATTCCAGTTGTCTCATCTGTCTCAAAATCTGATTGAGTTCTCGAGTTCTGTATCGGGTTTTCTCGTCGGGTTTCTGTCCAAAGCATTCGGCATACACTTCGATCGCCGATACAGTCTCTCGCTTTTTAAACAGTTCGCCGTCGTGTATGAAATCAATCCCCGCTATGTAATCCTGTCGTTTGCGCAGGCTCATTGTTTCCCACGTGGTAGGTATCGGCTTTTCCAGGTATTCCGCGATCATCCCGATCCTCTCGTCTGCAAACACTTCGTTATGCAGCTCCTGCAATTGCCGCGACTGCCTTTCCAGATCGTTCGGGAGGTACAGCTTTTCGCCCTGCCTGTATCTGGTCAGGGCCTCCGCCCACAATTGGTCAACCTCTGCGGGCAGATCCCCCCATACGTCTTTCATCGGTATCTCCAGATCGCACATTATCGTCCAGAAGCGTCTGTTGCCTGTATCTCCTTTCAAAAACGAGCGTTCGTTGGTTGTTGCGAAAAAGACGCATTGCCTCGGGTATACCTCCGTTTTTCTCCCGTATGCCGGTCGGTAAGCATCTTCCTGTTTTGAAAGAAACGCCTTGTAAGCCTCGGAGGTGCTTTTCTTGTAATTCGTCAATTCGCCCATCTCTATGAGCCATTTGCCTCTTATCTGCTCCATGCCCTCTTTTCCCTCGATGCCGGTCAGGCTGTCGTCAAACCACTCGTCGCGACCCATCAGTCTTATGAGCGTGCTTTTGCCGATGCCCTCAGGGCCTATCATCGTCAGGACGTAGTCATATTTTATTCCGGGTAGCATCACGCGGGCCACGGCGGCCGTAAAGTGCTTGCGCGTCTGCGCCCTCACGAGTGGCGTGTCCTCAGCCCCGAGGTAGTCGATTATCATCGTGTCGAGCCTCTCGATGCCGTCCCACCTCAGCGCGTTGAGGTAGTCCCGCACCGGGTGGAAAGAGTTCTGACTGACGGACAGGTCATGCGCATCAAGGAGTGCCTGCTTGCCGGTTAGCCGGTAGTTGGCGGAGACGTAGTCGATCAAACCATTGTCGTCGCTGTTGTTCCACCACTGGTCGGCCTTTTTATCCCGCCACGGCAGGTCATCCACCACGGCGTCGCGTCCTCGGAAGTCGTCGCGCATGACCTTGCCTTTCAGCCCGGGATCGTTTCGCACGATAAGGCCGAAGTTGTAGGGTGAGTTGAGCACTTTTTTATTTTCAATTTGCATCATGCTCCTCCAATCCTCATCTCCCTCCACTTCGGCCAGATCGGCGACGTCTTTGAAATCATCTTTTGCGTTGGCCATCTGCTCTTTTACTATGAGCGCCCGCACCTTGGCATCCTTTTGGGCATATTGATCCATCGCGGTGTAGCTCGGCATCCGGTTGGCGGGCGTGTTGATGTCGGCCTCGGCGTCCAGATCGTGGAACAGGTGCAGCCTCACCAAGTCGAACGCGTTGCATAGCTTGCTGCAGCACGGGTCTGTGCCGTGGTGCGAGTATGCCCATTTGTCGTCATAGACTACGAGGCCCCCGGCGGTCGATCCGGCGGAGTAAGTCCACCGGTCATCCTGTGCGGTAGGCGCGTAAACGTCGGGCAGGAACGCGTGTATGGCTGCGGTTATGGAGTATGCCCTGCAGAACGTGCCTACTATGCCGCGCTTTGTCGTCGGGTCTTCCTGCTTTGATCCGTGTCCGGTCGTGAGCCGGACGGTATTGCTGTCCACCGGCCACTCCGCAGCGTTGCGCCAGTCGGTAAAGCAGTCGAGTATCTTATCGGCGTCGGCGGGCGCGCCCTCTCCCAGCAGGAAGAGGTAATCGCCGTCCTTTGGCGTCGATGGCCAGTACATCAGCCTCATCGGCTGATAGCTCGTCTGGTCGAACATGTCTATTCCGACGTCGTCGGCTATGCGGCGCGCTATCGGCACGTACTCGTCGGCCGTCACGTCGCGGCTCAGCGGCACTATGAGCCTGAAGCGTGGTGCATCTTTCGTGTGTCCGTGCGTGGTGTAGATGCACCATGCCGTTCCGGATAGCATGTCCGCGATGATCTCCGGCGTCTCCGGCGCGGCATAGTCGATGTCGAGCGTCACGAGGGAGCGGTGCTTGATGGCTCCGGCCTTTCGGCGACCACCCTCGATGGCCCCGCCGACAAAGCCGCCGATGTCCTTTACGAGCCCTTTTTGGGGCTTTCGCATTGCCCGGTATTCGTCCACCGTCTCGTCGGTGCGTTTGGTCTTTGCCAACCTCTGGGTGAGCGCCTCCCAAGTGATCTGTCTGTTTACCCATTTCGTCTCCTTTCGTGAGCGCCCGGTGGAGATGGTGTAGGTTCGTTGCATATATAGTTTTTTAAGTCGTTACCATTCGTCTATTTCATAAATGTCCGGCCAGTCATCTTGGCCGTCGGGATCGTCAGCAAGCCGTATCTCCAATGCCGTGAACTCCCATCGGATGCGTCCGTCGTCTTCGTAAACGAATGAGCGTGGCAGTCCTATCGTCAGCTCGATCTTTGTATCGGCATGGATATATGGACGAGTGTGCTTTTGATGGTTGAAATAATAAGTAAAGGAGTCGGTCAACAGATTAAATCCCTTGCATATATTTTTATAAGCCACTATCGTCTCCGTTCCGAATGTCAGGCCGTCTTCTTTGAAGTCAAATCTTATGATGCCCTCATCCGCTTTGCTGCGGTCTATCCGTTTAATAGTGCCGAATGTTTTTACGACGTTGATATTTTTATTCATAGTTCTTTAATAAAGTGAGGGATAACCCTCATATTTTTTTCCTAACCTAAGTTTAGTCTTTTGTTTAAGTCCGTATTTGGCCCTGACCCTGTCCTTTGCCCATAATTTGCTCATGGCCTTACTTTTCTTTTCAGCTATCTTTTTTTTCTTCCGAGTGCCCATTGCCGCATGCGCCTTTTTCATTGAGTCTGATCGTTTTCGTTCCTGCTCTGCCGTTAGCCGGTGGCCCTTTTTGAAAGGTTGTCCGGTTAGCTCTTTGCCTTTTTTGAATTTAGTAGGGCTAGGCTTTCCGTTTTTGATCCCTTTCTTCAGGCGTCTACTCAGCTCGTCCGCTTTTACTTCCCGGAAGTCCGGGGCCTTTTCCAGCCCGAGCTCTCTGGCCCGGCGCGTCACCGACCTTGGCGATACCTTCAGGGCTTTTGCGACGTCGTCGTTGAATTCGTAAGAAAAAAGCTCCCGGAGTTTGTCGTCTTTCTTTTTCGTCCATTTTATTTTTTTGCCTTTGGCCATGTGTCAGTCTTTTCGGTAGTACTCGGTTATAAAGCCGCCACCTTTTAATGGGAGGTTTAAAGCCCACCATGGTCTGTTACTGAAAATTTTCAGCATCGTCTCGAGTGTGCTTTTTGCCAGTTCTTTTGGCACTTCGCAAACGATCTCGTCATGGACGTGGAGCACCGGGTTTAAGTTGGCTTTCTCCACTTCTATCAGGGCCTCCGCGAGGCAGTCGCGCGCTATCGCCTGTACGATGTTCTCCGTCAGCTTGCCTCCATAGGTCTCGATGCTTTCCCATTTACGCGTGGTCTGATTTACGCCTTTGTAAACGAGCGACGGCTTACCGAACCTGTTCAGTCCGGTCTGCATATCCCTGTATACAAGTCTGCGTCCTAAGGGCAGCTCGATGGTCAGGTCGTTGCTGTCGTCTTGCGTGGTGAATACGAGTTGGTGTCTTACGCGTATCGGTGAGTGTGTGAGCAGCGCCTGTCTCGCTGCGTCCTCAACCTCCCGCCATAGCGACACGATGTTAGGGTTCGCCTCTCTCCACTGGCGCACCAGCGCCTCCATCTCGTCCCGGCTCAAGCCCATCCTCAACCCTCCCATCGCCTGCAGGGCGTCCACTCCGCCGCCGAACCCCAAGGCCAGCACGGCGATCTTGCCTTTGGCCCTGCGGGGATCGGTCTTCGTGATCTCGTCCACGTCGCGCCGGTACATCTGTGCGGCGGTGGCCTCATAAATTTTACCGTGTCCGTTGAACACGTCGATCGCCCACTGCTCTCCTGCCAGCCACGCTATGACCCGTGCCTCGATCGCACTGAAATCACAAATTACAAAGACGTTGCCCTCATCAGGTATCAGGGCCGTGCGGATGAGTTGGCTTAAAACATCCGGTACGTTGCCAAAGCAAAGGTCGAGCAGTTCCATGTCGTCGACCCGGACGGCGTTTCGTGCAAAGTCGAGGTCTTCGAGTTTGTTTTGCGGGAGGTTGTGCAGCTGCACCAGCCGCCCCGTCCATCGTCCGGTACGTGATCCGTAAAATTGCAGCAGCCCCCTGAGGCGGTCGTCTTTAGCGTCGGCCACCATTTGCATAGCGCTATATTTGCTGTTGCTGATCTTGCTCCCTTTTTTACGAAGTGTCAAGGCCTCGTGGATGATCGGGTCATCTGTCATCTCGAGTATCTCTGCCATGTCCGTTTTCGTGAGCGACGGCACCTCGATGCCGAGGCGCTCCTCGAGCCAAGCTTTCAGTTGCGGCACGCTGTTAGGGTTGTCAAGTCCCGTGAGGGCCGATGCCTTGAGGTGTAGCCTGCTGGAGCAGATTGCCTCGATCTTGACGGCATTGTCCACCAGCCGGCGGTCGATCTTTATGCCCCGGTCGTTGATCGCCTGATCGACTTCGTACAATTGTCGTTCGGTTGGGATTATTTTGTACCAGCTCAACGCCTTGTAAATTTCGCGCTCCACCTCAACGTCCACCCTGCAGTACTCCTTAAAAAGCTCCCATTTGTCGGGGGCCTCGTCTCTGCGTACCCGCGGGCTTTCGCTTAAAAACGTGGTCTTTTTGGGCAGACTGAACAGCTGGATCAGCTCTTTGCCCTCACCCATTTTTTTGGTTTTCAGTTTCAGTACCTTTGCCGCCTGATCGAGACTTGACGGGAGGCAAGTCCTTTGACACTGTATCATGGTGCAGTACCAATTCGGCAAATCATGTCCGAGATGCCGCTTTAGGCACACTCTTTCAAAGGCGGCGTTATGAGCGATCTTTACGACCTCTTTGTCGAGCATCATTCGGTAGAGGTCATTCGGTATCTGATCGCCCTCGCTCAAGTCCAAAATCTCTACAGGGCCGTCGTCAATGGCATAGGCCAGTAACAGGATTTTGAAGTCCGGGTGTGCGGCGTATTTATACACTCCGCAGTCGGAGAGCGGCTCCGGCGAGTAGGTCTCGATGTCTAAAAAAAGTTTGGTCATGGTTTATAGTTCTTCTTTTTTAGGATCTCCGTTTTGTGCAATCAAATAACAAGCATATCGGGTCAACATGAAGTCTATGACCTCACGCTGTGAACCACTACCTAAAGATACCATTTTCGTGACCTCACGAAAATGGTCATCTACATTGACATTCTGTTGTTTACATGATTCTACTGCTCTACCTATAGCAACCTGAAAATTTTCCCAACGAGCATAGCCTAATAATTTTTGCAAATCTCGCGCAAACCAAACTTCCACATTCTCACTACCGTCATCACTCTTGATGATTTGGCCAATTGCATCAAAGTTGGCTTTATGTTGATTAATTCTTTGTATATCCATAATGTATTCTATTAATTATTTATCAAACTCTTTATTACTTGGTCTATTGCCTCTATCGATTTGCGGAGTTCAAATTCTGATTTATCGGC